CCGAAACCACTACCAGCGAGGAGGATGCTGAAGGTAAGCCGGGCGACTCAAGCTACGAATGCACCGGGGCCGGCTGCGATAAGGATGGTGGGGAGGATGAAGGTGAAGAAGGGCCCGAACGTGAAGCCTCGGTCGGCACCTGCGATGCGGGCTTTTCGTGTAGTGGCGATGCCATCGACTGCGAAATCCTGCGTCAGCAGAAAGAACAGCTCTGCCTTGCGCAAGAGATGACCGATTTCGAGAAACACAAGCCTGGAATCGAGGCGACAGTCACCGGTGACAAGTTTGAACTGAATGAAGGTAACGGCGTTATCGACGTTCCATCGTTCGTTAATCAGGGCACGCGCTTTCTACCTTCCACTTGCCCCGCCGCCGAGAAGTTCAGCTTGACCATGGCGGGCGGGCGTTCCTTTGAAATCAGCTATGAGCCGCTATGCCGCGCCGCTAGTGATCTGAGCGGTTTATTCGTGGCGGTGGCCACCGTTCTCGCCGCGCTCTACGTCGGTCGCTCCGTAGGAGGTCAGTAATGCAGTTCCTGTTCATTGTTCAGATGCTCGTCATCGTCCTTGGTCCGCTGGTGAAAATGGTGCTGAAAATGATCGGCTTCGGCTTCGTCACCTATATGGGCTTCAACCTGATCATTGGCCAAGCCCAGGACTACCTGTTCGGCCTGATGGGTGAAGTGGGGCCGGTGATCCAAGGCATTCTCGGACTCGCCAAGTTCGATGTGGTGGTGAACCTGTATTTCGCGGCGATCTCCACGCGCTTCATCCTGGCCGGGATCGACAAGGCCACCGACCGCAAACGTAATCAGGTCTGGCACAAGCCGGGCGGTACCTCCATCGAAGCCTAAGGAGGCGCCATGCTCGTTATCCGCACCGGCAAACCCGGCCACGGCAAGACCCTGAACACCATCCGCGAAGTGGACCAGAAAGCCCATGGCGAAGGCCGGGTGGTCTACTACCACAACATCAACGGCCTCAAGCCCGAGCAACTGCAAGCGCAGTGGTTCGAGTTTGAAGATCCGGAAAAGTGGTTCGAGCTGCCGAGCGATTCGATCATCGTGGTCGATGAGGCTCAAGGCTGGTTCGGTGCGAGAGACCCGCGCGCTCGACCGCCTGAGCACATCACACGCTTCGAGACCATGCGTCACCAAGGTCACGAAGTGCATCTGGTCACGCAAGACCCCCGCTATGTGGACGTGCACCTGCGTCGCCTGTGTAACAGCCATATTCACTACTGGCGAGTCTTCAAGTCAGCCCAGCTGCTGCGCTTCGAATCCGAAGTGGTGGTGGAAAAGGTGGAGGTGAAAACCAGCTTCAAGGATGCCGACAAGAAGTCGCTTCGCCTGGATAAGCGTTACTTCGGCGCCTATACCAGCACTAATGCCAAGCACCATTTCCAGACCAAGGTGCCGACCAAGTTCATCCTGGCGCTGTGCGTCATCCTGGGTGCGGGCATCCTCGTCTACCGAGCATATGAGCGCTACAACGCCGAGAAGGTCGCGCCGGCCAGCAGTGGCGCGCCGGCGGGGAGCATGGTCGATCAGGTGCGCGACACGGTGGGCGCGTTTATCCGGCCCGCGGGGGATGGTCAGGCTAGCGCTCCCGAAACAGTCGCCGGCTATATAGGGCGTCGGGTGCCTCGGGTGCCGCAGATTCCAGCGTCTGCGCCTATCTACGATGAACTGACGCGGCCTGTCTCGTTCCCTCGGCTCTACTGCATGTCCAGCACTGATCCCGACACCTATGCACGTGAGTTCGGGCGTATGGCGCATGCGGTGGTGAATGGCGTCCCTACCGTATGCCAGTGCTATACGCAGCAGAGCACTCGCATAGAAACGGACTTCGCCTTCTGCAATCGGGTGGTTGAGTACGGCTTTTTCGATCCGACCATCCCCGACCGCTCTGGTAGCTCTCAGCGCCAAGACGCTCAAAGCACCCCACGACCCTCGCAGCCAGCCTCACAGCCGGTGGTTGCTCAGCCATCGAGTGGCGGCGGCTTGACGGTCGTTCCGTACCAAAAGGGGCAATTCCTGTGGTGATGACCGTCAGCGCGTCACTGCACGCACGGCGAGGCACGAGCCGGCGTGCTCGCGCGCTGACGTCCCTGTAACACGTCAGATAACCAGAGTTGAAACCGTCCGTTATTGGACATTGTTGGAGATTCAAAGAATGAGCGTTAAAGACCAAGCGAGACTGGACCACATCACGGGCAACCCGACCAAACGCGGACGGCTGTTCGTTGATCCGGGTACTGCGGCGATCACCGATCTGTCGAAGGTCCGATTGCTACGCTGCGGCGTCGATACCGTCCGCCAACTCTATCGCGGGCTGATCCGCCCGGAAGTCATGGCGCTCTTCGAGAAGCCGGGCGCGATGGTCGAGTTTGCTGGCGAAGTCTGGCACTCGGGACGGGTCGGCCGGGACTCTGGCTACCAGTACAAGCTGCAGAACGCCGACCTCGGGTTCATCCTGCTGATCAAGAACTTCAACGCCAAGCTGGAGAACATCGGGCCACACCTGAAAATCGAGGTGTCGCCGCACGCCATCGACGCGCTGTCGCCGGAACGACTGCAAGAGCGGATGGATTACTACGCCGCAGCCGTGATGACCAACCGCGAACGCAACCAGTGCGCTGTTCATCTGGCGTTGGACCTCCAGGGCTGGAAGCCTCCGGTTGATCTGGTAGCTCGTCTCCATTGCCGCGCGCGGACGCACCGGGATATCTCGGGCATCAAGGAACTGGAGTGGGCCACCAAGTCCAGCGTTTACGGCCGGGGCGAAACGTCCATGTTCGGCTCCGCTGGCGGCGTCCAGCTGTGTATCTACAACAAGACCGAACAGGCCCGCGCGACCGATAAGCTCGACTTCTGGGAAAGCGTCTGGCGTCGCCGGGACTCTTTCGATCCGGCCGATCCTGATAACTACGATCCTGAGGCGGACGTGTGGCGGGTGGAGCTGCGCTACCACCATTCGGTCATCCAGCAGTTCGCCAGCGGCTCGATCAGCGCGAAGACCGGCGAAGCCATCGACACGGATTCGTTTGCGGCCTTCTCGGCCCATCTGGACGGCCTGTGGCGCTATGGTTTGGGTCAATTCAAGCTGATCGCCCGCCCCGGCTACTACGAGCCGATCTGGACGCTGATGCGCGATGACGCAAGGGTCGATCTGCCAGTCGATTCCCTGGTCGATGAGACGGAATACAAGCGGTACTACAAGACCTCTCGAGGCTTCTCAGGCAAGAACGTGGAGCTGTTCCTGGGAAACTTCGTAAGCCTGCTGGCAAGGGAGCGAGTGGGCGCTAAGACCGCATTTGATCGACTGAAGCAATGGGAATGCTGGCCAGTGATCCGCGACCACTACGCCGCCAAGGACATGAGCGAGCGCGACCTCTACAAGCACATCAAGAATCTGCTGCAGGAACGACACGTGCGATGGGGGCGTGCCGTCTGATGGCGATACAGGCACTTCCTGACGGCCGCTGGCGGGTCGATGTTGAGCCGATCAAGGGCAAGCGATTCCGCAAGACGTTCAAGACCAAGGGCGAAGCTCAGCGCTTCGAGGCTACCTGTCGATCCAAGCTGATCGAAAGCCCGCAATGGTCACCGAAACCGAAGGATCGTCGCCGTCTCTCCCAACTGGTGGAATGCTGGGGGCGTCTGCATGGTGGTTCGCTGGCCGACTACGAAGGTCGCCGCGTCATCATGGATCGCATGGTCGAACGCCTGAAAGACCCTGTGGCCATAGCCTTCACTGCTACCGATTTCGCGGAGTACCGCGCCAAGCGCCTCGCCTCCGGCATCAGCCCGAAAACGATGAACAATGAGCTGTCCTACCTGCGGGCGCTGTTCAATGAACTGCGGCGACTCGGTGAAATCGAGTTCGAGAATCCGCTCGCCCTGCTCCGCGCGATACGGCTGCAAGAGCGGGAACTGTCGTACCTCGACGCACAGCAGATCAACCTGCTCTTCCAGGTGCTGCGTAGCATGACGCACCCGCATGTTGAGCTGATCGCCATGATCTGCTTGGTTACGGGCTGCCGGTGGGGTGAGGCACAAGGGCTGACGATCAGTCGGGTGGGCGATGGAATGCTCCAGTTCGTGAACACGAAGTCGAAGCGGCGGCGTGTAGTGCCCATCGATCCGAAGCTGGCAGATCGCATTCGCGATCATCTACGACAGCACGGTGCCTTCAGTAACTGCCGTGATCGGTTCGATGAAGCCGTTTCGCGTGCTGGACTGGAATTACCTGCTGGCCAGAAATCCCACGTGCTGCGGCACACCTTTGCATCACACTTCATAGCGAATGGAGGCAACATTCTTACGCTGCAGAAGATCCTAGGTCACTCCAGCCTGGCCATGACGATGCGCTATGCCCACCTGGCACCCGATCACCTGCAGGACGTGTTAGCCTATGGCCCCGCTCGGGATTTTCGACACTTCTTCGACAGTCCAACCTCTAGCTCTAGCTCAGGGGTAGAAAATCCTTTGTAA